ACAGCCGGCGGGCTGGCGGAGTAGGGCGATGGCTGCGGCTATCTCAGTCGAGATTTCCTTGGACGAACTGCGGAAGATGGTGCCGAAGTTTTCCACGGCCACCACGCGGGAAGTCGGCATGGAGCTTTTCAAGCAGGCTCGACTCATGGTGCGCGACGATGGCGACAACGGGCTTTTGGCGATTACGCCCCCCAAGACGCAGGAGATGGGCGAGAGCGCGACCACCCGCGACATCAATCGCGTCTTTGTCACGGCGGCAACCATCCGCGCCATCCTCAAAGACAGCGGAGAGCGCGGAGCCCGCTCGGCCTTTCGGCGATATATAACACCCGGCCCCGACTATTCGCAGGCCCGCGCCTTGGATTTCCTCAACAACCAAACGCCAACCACCGTAGAGGTTCGCCCCTACACCACCAAGGGCGGCAAGCGCGTCCGCAGCTACACGCAGACGCGCCAAGTCTCCTCCTTGGGCGATTCTCGCCTTGGGCGCTTGCAGTATGTGGATGATGCGCCGAGCCGAACCCTGCACAAATCGCGCAAGAACTCCCGTGGCCAAGTGCGGCAAGCGGCGTGGTCGCAGCTTGTGATGAGCAAAAGCCAGATGAACAGCTACACCAAAGATGTGGTCAAGCGCGTCGGCACCATGAAAGCAGGCTGGGGCGCGGCAGCACGGCAGGCTGGTCTGTTGGTTAATCTGCCACCCTTCGCCGCCCGCAACGTCAAGCGCGCCAGCGGCAAGGGGCGAACCAGCGTAGCCAACCCTAACAATATGTATGTGGAACTGGCCAACACCACGCCCAACGCCGCCAGCATCATCAACCAGGGCGCGGTGAATTGGGTGGTTCGCCTCCGCCAAAAGCAGATCGAGCGCGAAATGAACAACCGCATGAGCAAGCTCGCCGCCGCCGCATGATCCACCGCGAACTTGAAGGCGCTTTCGCAGCCTACCTTACCGCCAACCGCACAGGCACCGCGCTGTCGGGCATCCCTGTGCGCCATGCTGTTCCCGCCGATGCGCTGTCCCTGCCGTGCGTCATTGTCGCCTCGGCCACAGCGGAATTGCTGGAGGGCGGCGTCCGACAGGCCACCCGCGCCACAATGGATTTCTCTGTCATCTCCGCCGCCAATGCCGGCGCAGGCTGGCAGGCCGCGCACAAGGATCGTGTGGCCGCGCTCTCGCGCCTTTTAGACGATACCAATACCAGCACCGCACTTGCCGCCATCAACGCGGCACAGACCGATTTCACGCTCTACGGCTGGCATCTGGCCGAACTGACCAGCGAGACATCGGCCAACTACCAGAGCGACAGCATCCGCATCAGCTTGGTCGCAGGCGAGCGCATCAACACCTCCCCGACTGGCCCCACGGCCACGCCGCAAAATTACAGCCTGCGGCACGAGATCGAGCAAATCGTGTCGGCCCACCTCGGCACCGAGCTCCCCGGCGCCGTGACGGACGATTACGCCGTTTACCCCTACTACTCCGAAACCACTGTCCCGCCCCGTCGCATTGTCGCCGCCTGTCTTTCCGCCGAGCGACCGTTCCCGCAACTGGCCCGCTGGTCGGCACAAGTGACCATCCACGTTATCACGCCCGGACAATACGCCAGCACCCACGACGAAGCGGTTACTTTGGTGCAGGAAACCCTGCGCGATATTGTCGCCCAAGACTTCACCACTGCGAACGTCACGGTGGCGGGGATGCTGGAGACGGGTCACTCGGTCGATAGCTCCGACAACCGCATTACCGACGTGCTGGCCGTGACGCTATACTGCCAGCAGAATTGACATCGCCCGCGAGGGCATGGCTATCACTTACGGCTCTGGCGCTGGCTTTTCTCGCTCAACCAGCAAGTCTTACGAATATCTCGCCGTTGCGGACAACACGGGAGCGGTTGCGGATAACATTCTCAAATACACCCGCACCGAAACCACAACCGAGACCGTCACAACCACTTTTGGTGCGCCAGAAATCGACAGCCTTGACGCTCTGAGCGCCACAATCACATGGAGCGTAGACGAGACGATTATTGAGCCTTCGGCTGCAAGCACTGCACCACCCGCCGCCCGCACATACAACCCTCGCGCCGAAGCCTCTGCCACCGTTTTGGGCGAGTTTACGGATTCGACCTTTGAACTGGACGGCACCACCTTTGAAACTCTGAGCGCCGAAAAAGCCGAAACGGCGGGCGATGTGGTGAAAACCAACATTCGCGGCGTGTTCTATGGCGCGGGCGGAAGCCTGACGGTTGGAAGCATCGCGGCGGGCGGCACGATCCGCACCGAAAAGCGGTTCAGCAACACCGATTTTGTCCGCACCGTCGCCACAACCGTAGCCTTCAGCGGTTCGTAACCGCGCAAGCGCATGGACGCGCTCGCGGCAGAGTCTTTCTTAAACGCGCCGCACAAAGTGTGCGGTCTGCGGATGCAGCCCCTTTCCTTGGGGCACGCCTTCACGCTGGAGGCTATTGCCTCACCCTTCTACCACGGCAACCTCGGCAGCGAGGCCGATCTGCGTCTCGCTGTATGGATCTGCTCGCGCCCAGCATTGGCCCTGCCTCAGATGGACGGCTGGCGCTGTCGTGTTTGGAAGGCGCGCAAGATGGATTTCGTCGCCGAGGTGGCGCGCTGGCAGACTTACGTTGCCGACTACTGCGCGCCCCCGCAAATGTGGAACAAGTCGCCGAAGGCCGGCGAAGAACGCGGTGAACCCTCGCGCATCCCGAACGCTATCACGACCGTTGCCCGCCTCATGCGCCTTGGCATGACCGAGAAACAAGCCTGGGCCACGCCTGTGGGCGCAGCGGCATGGTATGAGGCCGCAGCCTACGAAACCGAAAGCGGCACCCACCTCGACATCGTGACCGACTCGGAACGTATGGCCATCGCCAACAGCAAGGCCCGCAAGGAGGAACAAGCTCATGGCTGAAGTAAAAGTAAAAATCACAGCGGCCAACCAGACGCAGACGGGCTTTCAGTCTGTGCTGGCCGACGCCAAGAAGACGGCAACTCAGGTGCAGCAAACCTTTTCGCAGGCATCGGCTCCCACGTTTCGCCCTATCCCGCAGGGCAAAACCCAGACAGGAGATTTTTCAAAAGAGCTTGCCGATTTGGCCAACGCTTCCAATGAGGGCACAAAAGCCGCCGCCGAGGAAATGCTGGCTGAACTTCGCCGCGTCCGCGAAGGAGCAAAAACAACCGCCAGCGAAATAGAAAACATCCCGACACAGGCCGGCGGGCTGATTGGAAGGCTTTTCGGAGCCGGTGCCACGGGAGTCGGAATCGGCCTGGTCGTAAAGCAGCAGATTGAGCAAGTCGCCCAAGAATACACCAAGCTCATTGATCTAAACGCCACGCTCGACTCGTCATTCAAAGCGATCGGCAGCGCAACCACTTTCGACGGAATCATCAGCGGGGCCAAGCAGGCGCAGGAGCAAATCGCCAACATTGCAAAAGAAACGGAGAATTTCAAAAGCGGCTTCCTAAACAATGTCGCAAACTTCTTCACGGGCGGGCAACTGTTTGCCAACGCCGATCAGCTTGTTGCCGACGCAGGAAAAATCACAGTCCAGCAAGTTATTGCCAGCCTCAAAGAGCAAAACAAAAACCTGACCCAGCAAATTGCAGGAGCAAAAGAGGGGCGACTTGACCAAGTAGAAAAAGGGCAGGAAACCCAACGACAACGAGCAGGCTTGGAGTCGCAACTCAGAGCACTCGGCGCAAGCCCGGAACAAATTGCAACGGGCCTGCAAGCCTTCGACCGCCAGCGGAATTTGCAGCAAGAAAAGAAATTCGCCCAAGAAGACTTCACCGCGAGACAAAAGTTTGAGGAGCGCCAGAGGCGGGAGGCGGAAAGAAGCGGCCAGCGGCTTTCACCCGGAACACGTCTTGGCGACGTTGTTGGAAAAGAACTTGGGCCAGGCAACATTGAGGGCATAAAGCGGTTTGAGCGCGAGCAGATGTTGCAAAATCAAGAGGCAGCAAGGGCCGCGCAGCAACAGGCCATAATGACCGGCTCCTTCGGCGCCTCCCAACTCCAACGCATCGGCTTCGCCTCAAACGAGTTTTTCGACACACGCCGAAAAGAAGACCCGACCAAGGTAATGGAGCGGATGCTTTCAGAGCAGAAAAAAACCAATCAGATCCTCGGAGCGGGCGAGCCCTTAGTCTTGCCCTCATCCAACTAACTCTATGGCACAACTTGAAACAACAGGCGGAGGGTTCCTCGACAGCGGCGACAGAAAAGTCATCCGCAAGGTTTACGTTTCCACAGACGGCCAACTGGTCAACATCCCGGCAAGCCAGGGGGGCTACCCCCTTTCCTCGGTCAGCGCCAGCGAAGAGCCGGGCGGCATCCGCCGCGCCGTGGCCGAATACTCCCAAGGCGGTGAGGGGGGCGCGTCTTACAACGCTTACGGCAAGCGCATCGAGCTTACTGGCGGGACGCGGGAAGTGCCGATTCAGACACACCCTAAATTTAAAGACCTGACCGAAGCGCAGTTGGCCGCAGTAATGACGAAGATAGAAAACCCCACCCCTGACGAGTGGGCCATTTTTTCAAACCAGACACAGCAGCTTCTCTACAACTTTCTCCGCAAAAAAGTGGAATATGCGCTCGCGCCTGCCGTGGTTGGTCGCATCTCGGAAATCGAATCCGCCCTGCCAAGCCTGTCGCCTATCGCAAAAGTCGCCAACCCCTCGGAGCTAAACGCCCCAAACGGAACCTTCTGGGTATGCACTGCGATCACGGCCAACCCGATCGGCACTCGCTACGAAGTGACCCGCGAATACACCCTTAACTTCAGCGAGTGGGATGATGTGCAGCTTCTTTACGGCTGGAGCTAACCCATGTCCGACTTCGCGCAAATCCGATTCCTGCCCAACAGGCCGCTCCTGCGCGAACTGAGCGCCGATCGTCTCAACACGATCCTGCAAGAAATCAAACGCAACAAGCCCAAGGGCGAGCGCGGCATTACCGTCAGGCAAGACGGCACTGGCACCTACATCGGCCTTGCCGCTTCCCTGCCACGCGGCGGCACCTCCGCCCCAAGCACCCTACACCCATTTCAAATCGCCACCGGAGGCAACGCCGAAGATGGTTTCTATTGCACCGTTCGCCCCGGAACGATCAACACGCTTTTGCCGACCAACACCTTTGATGGTGATAATCTGACCCAACACTCTTATTCGGAAGACGAGCTCAGATACGTTGTTCTAACCGCCTCGGCAACCAATAGCCAATTCACATCCTGCTCGATCTCGGTCGATAGCACCGCACCCGCAGCGCAAGCGCCCACACTTTTTGCCGCTCCGACAACCTACAAGGTGCTCCTCGGTATCGTCCGCAACGCATCAATTTACCAAATCATCTACGACAACATTGTGGTCAGCGGAAAGCAGCATTATGTGAAAGACCGCGCAACCGCCGCCGCGCCAGGCTTTCTTCCTTACGAAATTTATTTTGTCTGGGGGGTGTAGGCCATGTTGGAAATTCTTGTCACCGTCGAGCCGACGAACGCGACATCGTTCTTCAGGGAGACATCATCCGCAAGCACGACAAACTTCAACACTTACTTCGATGAGTTTTCGGAGAGCAATTCTACATCCTCAAAAAACGAGAACGAAGAAAGTCACGGCCCAAGATCGACAACTTATTCAGAAAGTGCCGCAGGAACCACCGCGCAGACAATTATTTATGTGGGCGAGGACGCGGATGTCTACACTACCAACACCGCCGCCTCCGGTTACACAACGGAATCTTGGAACGGTGCCTTTACCTATCAACGGCAAGAGGATGGAGCTTCAAAGACCATTGTTGGCGTTCCCGAAAATGCGGTGGTTGAAATTCAGACAACCACAAGCGAATCGTTTACTTTTTTTGGAAGAACAACCACTACGCGAACAAGCAGCACGCTCACGGCAAGCTACGGCTCGGTCATCGCTACCGCTTCGATTGAAACGACTGTGGACACAACTACTTTTGACTCGATAACGCACTCAAGAAAAACGCTCACCGAAGCGACCGAAACACGCATAACTGCCTACACCGCCACCGACACAGAGGTGGGCGCATCTTATTACCGAACACCTGCCTACGAATACGCGACCGTTCTGGTGCCGCAGGAAAATGAAGTGTTGTGGGTTTTGACTGCCGCCGCAGACGGAATCCTTTCCTCCATAGCAACAAGCTATACCGATTCGACCACGATTTACCCGGCCAAGGAGTTCTTTCAGGCGGGCGTTTACGGGACCACCTTCGATCCAGCCACGGGATACAGCACAATTACCTCCACGACTTATGGCTCTGGGGCGCAAAACAATTCGTCCGCGCTGCGGGCTTACGCTGGCATTATCCCGGCCAACGTATCTACGGGTTCTGTGTTTGGCATTTCGACGCAGACCGGAACCGCAACATTTCAAGTTATTACGCAGGGATTCGGATCGTCGTTTAGTTCCACGCGCACTATTTCAACAAGCATTGCGGAGAACATCGCTGGCAGCAACTACACGACAACACAAATCACCACGGCCACCACGAATCAATGGGAGGCCACCTATTTCGTTACCAGCTCAGAATCCTTTACGACCTCAACCAGCCAAGAAATTTCCGACATTGGCAGCGGGTCGGAATCAAGCGCCTGGCGTAGCGCCAACACCGCCGAGGGCCAGTGGAGCCGAGAGTCGGCGCACTTTTACCAAGCCGCCCCAAGAACACCGACTCAGGCCGGGCGCTCTTACCGTGCGGCATGGTTTGCCCTCAATAGCGCCACCGATGCGGCAAGCCTGCTTTCGGTCAATAACATGACATTGAGTATTCCGACCACCCTGCAAGCGAATCAGCTTGTGGTCGGAGTTTGGCCTACCTCGTGGAGCTATGTAAGCAATTCAACAAGTGTCACCGCGAGCGCATGGGCGGGCGGCGTCAGCGCGACATCCATCTCGTCGGGAAGCTCGGCCACGGAAACAACTACCTCTGGCTCGTGGGCGACCATCGGAACCCCCGTCACAGCCGCCAGCACGGCGCTTTCCCGCGTGGCCGATGGCGGATTGCAAAAAACAGGGACGGCGACAGTTCTTGTCGGGCAGGGAACTTACTACACGTTCGACTCGGCTGGAGGAACGGGCACGCAACTTCTTAGCGGCAGCAGCACCGTGGGCTCTTATCTTGGAATCCTCACTGCTCAAAACTTTCTACGCGGTGGCGCGGTGCGCTATACATCGGCACAAAGAAATTTCACTGCTCTGCCCACTTGACACATCGCCCGCTTCCGAGTGCTGGCGATAGCGACATACGCGACCAAGAGCTATTTTTACTGTTGGCCGCAGTTTCTCCGCAGGATAGCCGCCGCAGCAGGGCACCACGCCGAGGCGCATTTTATTCTGGCAACCGACCAGAGCGATGAGGCCAAGCAGGCCATAGAGGTAGCTCGCCACGAACTTCCCGAAGGCTGGCGCATCCAAGCCATTACCCTGCCGCTCGATGACGGAGGGGCCGAGGGCAAGGACTACCAAGTAGAGGCGCAGATGCGTATTGCCGCCCTACAGGGGGCCGCGTTTGCCGCCGCCCGCAAGATCCGCGCCTCAATGTTGTGGTCGGTGGAGGCCGACAACCTTGTCCCTGCCGATTCCCTCCGGGTGGCCGAGTGGGCTCTCCAAATGCCACAAGCGGATGGGTCAAACTTTTACGATGTTGCCGCCGTGACGTATCCGAATGGTTTATTCCTCGGAGGCAACGGGACACCCCAGAATCCCATTGCCGAGGACTTCACCGAGAAAGAGCGTAAGCTGCCGCCGCGCCTTGTCCGCGCCTTGGAAGCCTGCCGCGAAAGGCTGAAGGCCGAGCCGACAAGCGAGAAGGAGGGCAAGCGCCTCGGACGCCTGCACGAGCGTGTCAAGCGATGCCCGCCAGACGGCAATGTGTTTGAAGTCACAGCCAAGCACGGCTGGCGCAGGCGTGGGTGGATGGACTTCGCATACCCCGGAATCGGGCGCGGGGCCATCGTCCCATCCGATTGGTGCGGACTTGGCTGCACGCTGCTCTCGGCCAAGGCGCTGGCGCTGGCCGAGTTTAGCGGCTACGACGGCAGGGGAACGCAAGACCTGTTCCTTTGCTGGCACCGTTGGCACCCTGCAGAGTTGCGGATTGCCTGCATCCCGCACACGGCGGCAGATCATGTGAAGCGGGACAAGGACGGCAAGATCGTTCACTACCGCGCCTACCACGAAACCGAGGGCGAATACCGAGGCCACCTCCGCGTTCGCCAGCAGCCTTGGATGCCTTGTTAGTGCTTTGACACAGGGGGCGAGGGCAGGGCCATGCGTGTCTACATTGATCTCAACTCCCGCGCTTTCGTCGTTTCCCCCGTATTGACTCAGCGGGTTAGTGAACTGCTTTTCACACGCCGCGATGTGATGCCGATTGAGGTGCAATTCGTCCGCAATAGTGCGGTTGTCGAGTTAAGCGCCGGGGCTACTGGGAAAATAGGACTCAAAGAAAGTTTTGCCGCAAGTCTATTGGCTTACGATGGATCTTGGGAAAAAACAGGAAGCGGCAGCGCCACCATTTACACATTCACGCTAAACCTCAACACCGAGGAGCTAAACGCGCTTTTTCCCACGGATTTGGAAGAAGCCATTAGCTGCAAGCTGGAAGTTGAATACAACGAAAGCGGGCGCATTAGTTCAACACTTCCGACCAGTGCTATTGTCTACAACGACATTTTGCGCGGCACCGAGGGCAGTCCAATCGTCGCCACGACCGCATCTTCTTTCAACCTACAATCGCCCAACGGCACCGTGTTTGCCATTTCCCTTACCAATGACGGCGCGCTGCAAACGGACGAAAATGCCGAGGCCGTCAGCGCACCAACAGCTTTTGCTCTTGTCGCTCCCGACCTTGCTCGCTGGCAAATCGGCGTCACCAACGACGGCATCCTCACAACAACCGTTGTCACCTCATGAATCCCGTAACGCAAAACCTCACCATTTACCAAGGTGCCACATGGTCGCAAAAAGTGATCTGGCGCACAGGAGCAACCCGCACGCTGGTTAATCTCGCGGGCTATTCGGCTCGGATGCAGATTCGTCCAAACGCCGCCAGCAGCACCACCACTGCCGAACTTACCACCGCCAACGGAAAAATCACCCTCGGCGGCGTCACAGGTGAAATTAGTTTGGCGCTGACGGCCACCGAAACCGGAGCCATTGCGGCAGGGGAATACGCTTACGATCTCGAACTGGTCAGTGGATCAGTGGTGACGCGAGTCATGCAGGGCTCGGTTGAAGTTGTGGCCGAAGTCACAAAATGAGCCGAACCCTGACCATTGAAACGCAGGGTAACACAAAGATTGTCGCGGCCACCTCAGAGAACGCGGTAATCGCGGCTGACGTTTACCAAGAGCCGCCGCCCGCGACTTTAGACGCACATCTGGCGGCATCGCTGGACGGCTACGCGGCGGCAGGCGGGACGCTGCCCGTCTTTTCATCCGTCACGCCAGGAACGAGCTACACGCGCTCCGCGACTTGCTGGCTGCGCGCCTTGGACTGGACAGGCGTGTCTCCTTGGAACTCGACAGGAGAAAGCGAGCGCGGCGGAACCGCAATCAGCCCGCGCCACATTGTTTTTGCCAACCATTTTCCAATCGACAACGGGGCCACGGTCAAGTTTGTCACGGCCAACAACACGATTGTTGAACGCACTTTAGTAAATCAGCAGCAGATCGGATCTACTGACATTCGTGTTGGCCTCCTAAACAGCGACCTCCCGCCAACCATCAGGTTTTACAAATTGTTGCCAGACTATTTGTTTGAAAGCATCTCTGACGCTTTTGTTCCATGCGTTAGTTTCGACAAAATACAGCAAGCCACTGCGAGGCGGAACAAAGGCAGCACGATGGCGGCTTATACCGCTGGCAGTCTACTGAGTTTTACAGGAACTACGCAAGTTGGAGACAGCGGGCAGCCATCTTTTTGGATTCTTTACAACGAGCCAGTTTTGCTTGGAACTTGGTTTACCAGTGTAGCGATAGATCCGCTTCGCCAAAGCATTGCAGCAATCAATAGCGCCATGTCGTCGCTCGGCGGCGGGTATCAAGCCGTCACATACGACATTTCAGACAAATTTCCATTTTACGGTGACTTTTGACACCCAAGCCTGCCATATGAAAACCCTTCTTGTAGCCTTCTGTTCTATTGTCTTTTCCGCCGCTGCTTTTGGTCAAAATCAAACGCTCATGGTGAACACAAATTTCACCGTCGTCCAAACCAGCAACGCACCGCTAATCTTTCAATCCCCCATCGGTTTTGGCACTAACGCATCGTGGCAATCTCAAAGCCGTTCAAATTTGGGGCTTGGCCTTGGTATTCTTACCAACACTACAGTCACAAATTTTCGCCGCGACCTTGGCCTTGCATCGGATACAAATGTTACCTTTGGCGCAGTTACCCTAGGTGACAGCGACACCGCCACTCTCACCAATGCGACAAATTTGGCATTGCGTATAAATTCTGTTGAAGCTGGCGGATTTTACGCCGCTTATGACGGAGCCTACAAGTGGGCGTTTTCAATCGGAAGCGCAACAAATATGGCCGACATTGTTGTTTTGCGGAAAACTTCTGTTCAGTTTCAACAGCCTATTACATTTACAGGAACAAACACGCAGGCCGTTCCCCAAACTCGCACCAACCTCGGCCTCGGCCTCCCAGCCCTCACCAACACCAGCAACGTCACAATGATGCGGGCGCTGGCGGGCAGCACGAACACGAACCAGCCGTTTAGTGGCAATATCGAATACCTCAATCACAGTAGCAACACATGGGTCATGGTCGTTTCAAATGGAGTTGTCATCAGCAACTACGAGCAATGAGCTTCCACGACCCCATCGACTTCCTTTCGCGTCCGCTTATCGGCGTCTCGACATCGCTCGGCAGTGTGATCGTTAGCCTGCTGCCGCACCTTGAGACTGCCGCACGCTTAGGAGTGCTTGGGCTCGGACTCATAGCGGGACTGCTGACGGTTCGCAAAGCATGGAAGGATCGGAACAAATGAGCGCCTGCAATTCCTCACAGGCCGATCTTTGCTGGACACGCGGCGACTCGGGCCGTCTCGATGTCACCGTGACTGATGCGGAAGGCGATCCTTACAGCCTTACGGGGGCCACGCTGTTTCTGACGGTGAAGACCGCCCTGACAGTTACGGACGCCTCGGCCACGCTTCGCAAGGAAGTAACCAGCCACGATGACGCAGCCGGTGGCGAGTCGCACTTTGACCTGGCTACAACGGACAACCCGACGGCTGGCACTTACTACTACGATGTGCAGCTAAAGACTTCGGACAGCAAAATCTACACGCTTTTCGGCGGCTTGTGGAAAGTCCTGTCTGACGTAACCACCCGCACCGCACCGCTCTAACATGGCCGCTTATCACAAAGTCGAGGTCAGCCTAAACACCAACGCGGTTGAGGTGGGCATCCCTTCGCCGCAGACAGTAAACGTGACGCTGCCGACCATTGGCCCTGCGGGGCCAACCGGGGCAACGGGAGCCACGGGTGCAACAGGCGCGACCGGGGCGCAAGGGCCAGCGGGAACAGGCATTGAAACTCTTACGACCCAAGGCGACCTACTTTATCGCGGGGCATCGACGGCGTTGCGCCTCGCCATTGGCACCAGCGGCCAAGTGCTGAAAGTTGCCAACGGCATCCCCTCGTGGGGCAACGAGTCGGGCGCGGTCACGAGCGTCAATGGCGAGACAGGCTCCGTTATTCTCGACGGCTCCGACATCGACACCAGCGGAAACGACGATTTGGCCGCTTTTGTCGCCTACGAATTTGCAGACGGCAACGGACTATACTACCCACTCCCCGACAGCACGCTTAACAGCAAACGTGTCTATCGCAACACCACGGGCCACCATGCTTTCTTTCAGAGTCTTCGCTGGCACATCACGGACGGATCTCCCATCACGGCAAACATCATCGAATCCAGCGACGATGACAACGCTGCGTGGCCTTGGCTGTCCGCGTGGGATGGATCAATAGAAAAAGCGCAACTGTCCACGGTTGTGGGCAGCGCCCGAAGCACCTTCCTTTTCGTTGGCGACAGCGTGCCAAGCACCAGCGTGAGCGGACTTGGCACCGCCGCCACCTCCGACAGCACCGCATTTGCATCCGCTTCCCACACCCACGGCAACCTAACCAACGACGGAAAACTCGGCACCACCGCCAACCTCCCGCTCAAAACAGGCACAAATGGCGTCATCGAGGCGGGTTCATTCGGCACGGCGGCAGGGAGCTTTTGCGCTGGCGACGATGCGCGGTTGAGCGATGACCGCGACCCGAATCTTCATGCTGCAAGTCACCTCCCCGATGGCGCGGATGAGATTTTTGACCAGTCGTTGAATACTACGGATTATCCTACATTTTTAGGCATCCAACTCGCGGGCGGCGATGTTACTTGGGGTCTTAACAACATTTTGTCTGGATTTGGCAACTCCATAGATTTTGAAAACGGAATAATTGATTCTTTTGGAATGAACGCGCAGGCAGATGCGTTTCAAATACAAGACATAAACGACCCAACCAAGGAAGCCAGATTCAACCCTGCCAACATTACTACAGGCACCCTCCGCGAATTTACATTCCCCGACGCAGACGGCACCCTCGCCCTTCAAGGAGCCATCACAACCAGCGGCCTGACCCAAGCCACCGCAAGAATTTTAGGCCGCACGACAGCCAGCAGCGGCTCCATCGAGGAGATCCAAATCGGCGCGGGCCTTTCGCTTTCGGCGGGGGAGTTGTCGGCAACGGGATCGGGCGTCACCGCAGTCGGCGCATCCACCGCCGATGTCTTGAGCGTGAGTGGCAGCGATCTGGTTGCCGATGACGCAGGGGCCGACCGCATTATTTTCTGGGACGATAGCGAGGGCAAGCTGCGGTATCTGGAGGCGGGATCGGGGCTGAGTCTGAGCGGCACGACGATGACGGCCACGGCCACAGGCACCATCGGCGGCGGCACAGGCTCTACCGACAATTCTATTTTGCGGAGTGACGGCACGGGGGGCAGCACGTTGCAGGATTCGGCCTTCCTCATCGCCGACAACGCCACAGCCAGCCCAAACAACACGGTCAACCACGCCTCGATTCAAGCCACAGGCGGAACCACCAACGTCTCGGTTTCGATTGTGCCGAAGGGCGTAGGTGCGTTTATGCTGCAAGTGCCCAACGCAGCGGCTGGCGGGGGAAATGCGCGTGGCGACAATGCGGTGGACTTGCAATCGTTGCGTTCAGCGGCAACGCAAGTTGCCTCTGGCACTCGCTCATTTATTGGAAGCGGGCAAGGAAATACGGCAAGCGCGCAGGAGGCTGTTGTCTGCGGCGGCAGCGGCAACACGGCAAGCGGATTTCAGTCGGGCATACTTTCGGGCCGCAGCAACACGGCAAACGCCGACCGATCAATGGCTGGCGGCGATGCCAATACCTCAAGCGGAACCAACAGTTTTGCTTTGGGGCAATCGAACACGGCTTCAGCGACCAACTCGGTGGCGCTTGGCGGGCGATCTGTTGCGGATCGGTTCAGTTTGTTTGCCCACGCATCTTCAAATTTTGCCGCCAACGGAGACGCCCAAAGAATCCGCGCCGTCCTTCGCTGCAAAACCACGACCAACGCCGCCGTAGAAATGGCCTTCGACGGCAGCACGACTTATCTCACCATCCCCAGCGGCAAGGTCATTTTCTGCAACATCAAAGTGGTCGGCGTGAAATCAGACGGCGCAGTAGTCGCCACCTACGAGCGGCAATACGCGGCCAAGAATGTGGCGGGGACGAGCAGTGAAGTGTTTGCGCCAGTAACTATTGGCACGGACAACGCCTCATCGACATCTTTGGAAGTCGCAACGGTGGACGCGGGCGACTACATCCGCATCCGCCCAACAGGAATCACATCCGAAACATGGCGCTGGGTCGCCAGCGTGGACGCCGTCGAGGTAGCATATGGAGCCTAACGCAATGATTACAGTCGGCCTTGTGCCCTCACAGCAACTCGTCTCGCTTCTCACCGACGACGAAGGCAACTGGCGCGATGTGCCAGAGGGCGAGACCGTTGTGCCGCTGGTCAAAATCCCGAAGCCCGAACAAGGCGCATGGGAGCCGAGCGTTGTCTGGTTCGCTGATCGCGTCGAACGTCAGTGGGTGGAGGGAACGCCTGTGCCGTTGCCGACGATGACCGCCGAAGAAGCAGTCAGCCAATACTTCTCGCCCTATCAGACCCTCGCCCTCCAGCGTTTTGAAATGGCCCTGCTGCAAGCAGGCAAGCCCCTCGGCCCGAAGATGACCGCCGCGAAGCAGTGGCTGGAAGGCGTGATGCTTTCGTGGGCCGCATCCCCGACATCCGCGCCAGCGGAGTCTTTCGGCCAGCCGCAGGCGACATTTGCGGAGGCTTCGTCTGAGGCCGTCACCGATCTCGCCGGGTAGGCTTTGACACCCCCACGCGGGGCATGAGCTACCTACTTGCGAGACTCAAAGAGAAGTCCACTTATTCGGGCCTGCTGGCCCTGCTTTCGGCCCTCGGTCTGGCCGTTGATCCCGAACAGTTCAGCGCCATCGCCGCCGCCGTGATGGCGCTGGTGGGTGTCTTTGAGGTCTTCCGCCGGGAGTCTAAATAGTGCGCGCCGTCATCTTGGCGCTGGCTGCGCTCTGCCTCACGGGCTGCGCGGGAACTAAGTTCAACCTTGGTTACGACTTCAACGCGAAGAAGTTTTTTGCCGAGATCGAGCAGCCGTTAAGCGGCTACAAGAAGTGAACTGGCTGAACAAATGCCTGCTGTCGTTTCGCTCTTTAATGGGGTCAAAGGTTGGCCGTCTGCCGACCTCGCCAAGCTCCTCGGCCTCGTCCACGAAGAACTCCACGCCCGCGCCGAACACCACCGCAAGGGTGGAGGCGTCGAAGCCGAAATCCAAAAGCGCCACACCAAAAAGCTACCCGGAAAGACTGCTTAACACGCCGAACGTATCGCGGGGGCGGCGCATCACTCCGAAGGCGATCGTCCTGCACCACACTGCTGGTTCCTACCAAAGCAGTGTCGCGTGGTGCATGAACCCGGCGAGCCGTGTAAGCTATCACGCCATTGTCGCCAAAGACGGACGCCGCACCGTGCTTGCCGACCCCGATGAAAGGCCGTGGCACGCAGGAAAAAGCGGATGGCGGGGCCGCAATGACTTGAATAGCTGGAGCATCGGCGCGGCTTTTGAGGGCGACACCTACGACCGCGAGTTGGGCGAGACGGAGATGGCGAGCATGGCCGAATATCTTGCGCCGTTAATGAGGCGCTATCGGCTCACGCTGGATGACGTTACCGACCACCGCACCGTCAGCCCCGGCAGGAAAGATGACCTTAACCCCGTCGAGTTTACGCGCTTCAAAAAGTATCTGGCCGCGATTGGCATAGCTTCTGCTAAATAGTTCAAGCGCGCTTTTAACTACTGCACAAAAAATGAAAGGAGGACACCCATGCACCGATCAACCGAATTTGGCCTCGTTTATGGGCCTTACGGCGGCATCGGCTTTGTCCAGCGCATCGAAGCGAGGAAGTCTGCGGACTTTTTCGCGGCGTTGCGTTGGTTTATAAAGCTGTTTGCTTAACGCCAAGCAATCCAAAGGAATCCAAGGTTAGCCCCTGAATATCCAAGAAAAATTGCTGACATGGGCCAGTTTTTTTCCAAGGCAAATCCCGCGCTGGTGGCGATGTAGCACAGGGTGCAGATAAGCAAGGGCCAGAAGGTCACGAAGCCTTATGCCTCCCGATGCTGATCTT